GCAACCCGCCAAACCGCCGCGCCGAGGTACACAAGCACCGCCGTCGCGACGCCGCAGATACCGCCGAGGATGGGCCACACCTTGAGCAATGCGTCGAGCATGGCGACCCCCTTAGACCGTCAACGCCCAACCGTCGCATTGCACCGCGCCGCCGTTGACGCTCACGCGCAAGGCGATGCGGTCGATCCCGCGCACGTCGAGAATGCTGCGCACAGTCGTGCTGGCGAGCATTGCAAGCGTGCCTGACGTGCCGAACGGCTGGAACAGCGACCATGCACCCGACACCGCATCGTAAGCGTAAAGCTGCCAGCTCGTCGCGCCGGCGCCGCAAGTCGTGACGACGTGCAGGACGCTCGCGCCGGTGATCGAGTAGCCGTCGGTCGCCGTCGTCGGCGCCGCAGGACCGGTCGCCGCAGTGTTGACGATGCGGCGCAGGGCCGCAGTCGCACCGGCGAGGACCGACGTGCCGCTTGACGCGAGCGCGATCGTGCCGTTGCTCGCGGTGACATATTGCAGGGTGTCGGACATGATGTCCGTGCCGTCTGCAAATGTCGCCGTGTCGCCGACCTTGGCGAGCAGCGCCGCGCGCGCGATCTCGACCGCGCCGGAATTCTTGGTCAGGGTGACAGGCAGGACGCCCGATGCGGCCACGCGGTAGATTTTGCCGGGAATCAATTCAGTCGCCATTGTCTACTCCTTACGGGTTCTCGCCTGCTTGCGTATACTCAAATTCGCACGTCCAGCGGATGACAGTTGCTGCAATGCCTGTCGCCGTCACAACGACGTCGCCGCCGCTTGCCGTGACTGCGATGTTGATGCCGCCCATGCCGGCGCCGACGTGATACGTCGCAGTCGCGCCGCCGGGTCCGAAGATGCTTGCGCCGCCGGGATTGTACACCGAGACAGCGCCGGCTTGCTTGTCGATCATGCCGTCTTGAATCCAGACCGCGTATAGGCCTGCGCCATCCTTGGCCGCAATCTTGACGCGCAGCGCCATCACGCGATAGTCGGTGGGCGTCCAATTCGACCCCGTGCCGACAAGCGAGTCGGTGCACAGGCGCGTCGCCGTCGCATTGGTCGTGCGGCCTTGCAGTAGCACAGTACCGGATTGATGCTTGCCCTTGTCCGGCTTGAGTAGTGTAATGTCGCAGTATGCCGACCGTGCGATCTCGCCGCGGTTGGTCGCAATCGCCCCAAGGCCGGCTGCGCTGCTGTAGTCGCCCGACGCCGTGACGAGTTCGCCGATTGCATCGGATGCGATACCGCTCGCCGTGACGTTGCCGTTGACAGCATTGGCCGGACCGCCGTGCGCACGGGAGCCGCGACCGCTTGCCGAAACAGTATTCGATACATCGCCCTTGCCCGTCGCAATTGCGCCTGTGCCGGTCGAACTAAGCAGACCGCTTCCGGTAGCGTAGCCGATTGCAATCGACGCGGGATTGGTGTTCGCGATCACTAATTCGCCAATTGCAATCGAATTTGCGGTACTTGCGGTGCCCTTGATTGCGATTGCCGCCGCTGCTGACGCTGCCGAGTTCGAACCAAGCGCGATGGCAGTTGGTGCACCGGCAGTTGCACCTGTGCCGATTGCGACTGCGCTGCTTGCCGTCGCGCTCGCGATCGTAAAACCCTGCCCGCCGATCGAGACGGCGCCGGTTGCCGTTGCATTCGCATTGCCGATGGCCACGGAATTTTGACCGCTTGCGGTCGATGTGCCCATGGCGATCGATGCGGTATTCGACGACGTACAGGACGCGCCGATCGCCACAGCATTCGCGCCGCTGGCGGTATTGTCTACGCCGAAATTGACCGACCCGTCGCCGCGGTTGGCGTCGTTCCACTGCGCGCCCGTGGCCTTGCCGGCATAGAACGCGGATTTGGACTTGTCCCAAATGATGCGAGCCTGTTGGCCAATCACGCCGGGGTTATCGAGTTGCCCAGCGCCGATCACGAGGTCGGCACCGTAGGCAAGGTCGCCGGGCTGGCGGGTGAGGTTGGGTGTCGTTGGGGTCGTCAGCGTAATCGTGCCCGCACCGGCGAGGACTGCAACTGTCACGGTGAAGTCATTGCCGGGTTCGAGGCCGACGATGTCCACAGTGCCCGGTGCGCCGTCTGCCGATGCGACCGCGACCATGTTTGCAGTCGGGTCAGTGTTGATCAGGTTGACAAATGCCGCGACAACTGTCGCGAGCGTGTCGCCGGCCTGATCGGCGTAAGTGATGTTTGTGCCATCGACGACGATCCGGCGGTTGTTGCCAACCGTGACGCCGGCGAGCGTGACCTGCGCGTAGGTGTACGTCAGGAACAGGCCCGCCTGATTGGCTCGGGCATTCAGCACCGACTGCGTCAGGCGCGCGTAGTTCTCAAGCCGGTAGTCCGGCGGCGGGCCGACGCCGTAGGGTTGCCAGCCGGTTTCCTGCTGTCCTGCGTTCGGTGGCAAGGTCGTGCCCTGCGTCGCCCACGGCAGCGTTTCAGGTGCCGAGGTGACGGGATTGCCGGGGAAATCAATGATTTTACCGCTCACGTCTCACCCCTACGGCCAGAAGTACTTGGCCCAGAAACCGCCCACCGTGCCGCTGCCGTCGTCGTAACCCTTGTACGGCGGGTACGGAAAACCCGCAAAGGCAAACGTAGGCACAGTGTACCACGCAAGTCCGCGGATGCCTACGCCTGCTGCGCGGGCCACGTCGCAGAATTCGCCTAGGATCTGCTCCTCGGTCGGCGTCAGAGCAGTGTTCACCCAGATCGCTGCGACAAATGCCGCGGGAGGCGTGTCAAATATCTGCGATCCTACGTAGTTAGCACCGAGCAGCGCCGCAAAGATGGCCATAAGTTCCGGCGCGCTGCCCATCGAGCGATTGCGCAGGATGGCTGCGCGGAGCTTGAGCACGTAGTCCGCGTCGGGCTCGCCGACAGGATACGGGCCGCCTAGGCGCGGCTGGTTGAGCAGTTGCCCGATATAATCGAGCTGAACGCCTGCGCCCTGTTCGAGGCTGTAGGCGTACTCGATCCAGTACAGCGCATCCTCGTAGTCCGTGATGGGTCCGGCGAGCGCCGACCACAATCCCACAATGTTGGGCTGATCGACAAATTCGCTCGGTAGGGTCGCGACTGCCTCGGCAGGTCCATCGATCGGCAGGATGTCGGCCATGCTGCCCCCTTAGTGCGTGATCGTGATGTTCGCCGCTGACGTGACTGGGTACTGGTTCCACGGCAACGTGACGTTGGCCGATGCCGGCGGCGCGGGCGAAATCGAAATCGCAATTGCGGGGATGCCGGTGCAGTTCGACGACCCGTTGACTTTCGTCGCGTCGTATGCCGCGCAGGCCACGCCAGCGAGCACGACCGTCGCGCCTACGCCGAGTCCGGGTGCGGTGTCGCCGGTGGACAGCGTGCCGCCGATGTAGCTGATAATTGCATCCGCAATTGCCGTATCGTAAGCCGTGCCGATGCCGGTCAATTGCACCTGCACTGTAATCGTCGCGCTCGTCGCCTGCTCGAAGTGAACGACAACGGGGTCACCCTCGGCATTGGTAATCGTGTACGCCGTGCTGCCGTAGTCCTTGATCCCCGCGGGCTTCTGGTCATAGATGACGTTTGCGATGTCGCTTGCGGCGCCGCCGACCGTGACCGCGACAAAGCTATGCGCGGGCAGGAGCGGGATCGACACAGGCGACGTAATACCAGCGGTGTCGGAGGTGTTCTCGTAGACGTTGGCATAGGTTACGCCGTCGAGATCGGCAAGCGCGGATTTGATGGCCTGCACCGTCCCCTTGCCCGGCAGGTGTGCCGAGTACAGCACGCGTAGACGTAGGTCGGCATCCGATTCCTGCGCCGTGCCGCTCGTGCCGCCGACCGCGTTGGCGATCGTGCAACCAGAGACGCCGACGAACGACGTGACAAAGGTCCACGCCGACAAGGCCGTAATATCAAGCGGTCCCGTGGCATTTGCGCGCAGGTCGATCGAGTTGGTGCCGCCGATAGCAATGAGGCTCGCGGCAACGGTCGAGAAAAGCGCACCTGTTGCAGTGTGCTGAATGACAGTGCCGGCGGGGAGCACCGCGGCGATTGCGCCGCCGTTGTGGATCTGCACCGTGACCGTCGTCGCCGTCGCGGCGTTGCGCGTCAGGCCCACTAGCTGCACGAGCCGGTCGAGGTTCACGCCCTGCGCGCCGTCGAGGTGCAGGGACTGATAGACGCCGTCGATGCCTTCCTGATGCGCGACGAGCACTTGCGACAGCGCCGACACCAACTGCCCGATGACCGTGTTGCCGTTCAGCGATTGCAGGGTCGTGCCAAACTGGCCTTGCAGGTACGCCGACAAGTCGGCCTGCACTTCGGTCGCGGTCTGAATCTGTAGACCCTCGGGCCCGTAGGTAGGTCCAGCCACGTTACACCCCCACGCCGATCTGCACGTTCGGCACCGTAACCGTAGCACCGCTGTCGGTCGTCACGGTCGCCGTGATTGTCGCCGTGCGGTTGACAGTATTACGCTGCACGGTCACATTGTCCACGCCCAAGACACCCTGCACACCGCCTAGAACGCGTTTGACTTCGGCCGCAAACTGCGCGTCGGTCGCCGTCTTGCTGTTGAGCAGTTGATCCCACCGCGTGCCGAGTTCGACGTTGAACGGGTATTCGCCGGTCAGCAGACCGAGCGCCGTGCGGCATTCCTGCGCGATCGCGTCATTGCCTTGCAATAGCTTGAAGTCGCCCGCCTCGATCACGAGGTCGCCATTGCTGTCAAGCGCGAGGTCGCGCCATGCCGTTGTCGCCATTACGCCACCTCAACGATGCTGCTGCCGGTCGTTATAAGACCTGTCAGCGGGAAAGGCACGCACACGCCGGTCGCGGCAATCTGCGCCATTGCGGTCACGAGTAGATTTACGTTCGCCGTGTCCATCGTGATCGTGATCTGATCGCCGACGCGTGCTGCTGCTGGCGTCGCGAGCGCATCGCCCACCTGCACCTTGCCGAGCGTCGGCTGCGTCACAACGAGCCGCCCCGTCGTCGCGCTCGGTTGACTGCCACCGGCAAGCGGTAGCGCCCACGCATCCGACAAGTCGAACCGGCGCACGTCGGACGGGTCGCCCTCGGCGCCTTCCTCGCGATAGCGGCCGAGCGGGGCCGACGCGAACACGAGTAGCACAATGTCGCCGCCCTGTAGCGGGTACGTTATCGACGCGCCGCCGCCACTTGGGAATCCGACCGGCACGCCGTGCAGCGTCGGCAGATCGACCGCCTCGCCGTCCTGATAGATGGCGGGGAAGGGTTGCACGGCACAGGTCGAAGACGCATCGTCGAACGCGAGCACGCGACCCGGCAGTGACGTATAGACCGACTGTAGCCGGCTCGTCACGACTTGATCTAGCACCTCTTCTAGGGTGGGCCCGATCATCCGATTGTCGCTCCTTCCACGAGGCTACACTCGGCCACACTATACCAATCTTGACCGTGGCTGTCGCCCTTGTGTATGAGTCGATCGACGCGATAGACGCCCGCGTATTGCACGCCCTGCAAGGCCACGCGCCGACCCGGCATAAATCCGGGTTGCAGGAGCGACGTCAGGCGCAAACGTTTGACATTGGCACCTGCCGCCGGTTTCTTGTCCGACATCGGCTCGGGGCTGCCGACCAGCCCGGTATCGGGTGACAGTAGGATCGCCTGCTCGGCGGTCGTGCCGTCGGTCGGGATAATTTGCACGGTGCCGTCGTTGAGCGTGTACTGCAAGCCGAACGGCAACAGCGATTGTTGCAATTTGTCTGCGGCATAGCCGACGTGCGCCACCGCGCCCCGCGTGGACTTGCCTGCGAGCTGGCTCGATGCACCGGCGCCGAGCGTCAGCCCCATCGCCGACACCAAATTCCCCACGACGACCGACAACGGCGCGCCGCTTACATAGGACTGTCGCACCGTTGCACGGTAGGCCGCGTCGCCGTCGCGACAGGTCAGCGACACCGCATAGTCCGGTCCGTCGCGATTTGGCGTGATCTGCGTGAGCGTGCCCGCATACAATAAACCCGCCGCGTCGCCGTAACCCGCGACCAGCCGCACTTGCTGCCCGCCGAAGAATCCCGACCGCGTGTCGCGTGCGAGGTTGTAGATCGTGATTTGCGCCGGGTCGGGGTGTTTCGTCAGGTTGCGGTTG